GCGCTTTTCATCAGTTGGAATACCAATAGATGTCATGCCCATCGGGTTATGTTTAAGTGAGCACACGATAGTCTTCATTCCGTCGACAATTTCTAGGCTGTAGGCATCGTCATGCATCTCACGTAGACGGTTGTAGTTAATTGCTGCCAGAACGTGACCAACACGACACTTACCGTTTTTCTTGAATTCCTTTGTGTACTTAGTCAGGTTGTTAACGCGCTTTGGCGTCCCTTTTTCCCAAGGCTTCATGTCACGAAACTCCATACGGAATTCACGGATGCGGTCGATAATTGTTTCTTCCGTCGCACCCTCTAGTGTTGACAGTAGGATCTCTTTTAGGAATTCCTGCATATAGTCAGGTGTGTCACTGCGCTTAATCTCAAGTCCCATAACTTTGAGTTTGCCGCGCTTACCGTCAGTGTCAACACGAGTTCCTTCGTCATCATACACAAGAATACCATAACGCTTCTTGCTGATAAAGATACCGCGTTCTGCAACTGTCTCACGCGCCGCAGCAATAATACGTCCGTATTTGTCAGGACAATTGTGGGCACGAGCCATATAGTCTGGGAATGTTGCATTGACAGATTCACCAACAGCGTCGTAAAGCTCTACAATTGTATCTTTGTCCCATTTAAACTCGCCACTAGCTATTTGATCAGCATACACTGGATACGCACTGAAGTAAACAGAGTCAGTGTCACCGTAAATGATAGCCAGGCCAGTGTGATCATATTCACCTGAAATTGCTTCATTACATGCTGCTGACATGTGACGCGCAATAGTACGTCCAGTCAACGTTGTAGATTGCCCTAGACGCTGGTCAAAAAACCGACTGCCCGGATTGAGCAACGCACCATAAAGGCTGTTGAGGTTAATCTTCTTAACCAATTGGCGCTTGTCCCAAAACGCAAACTCTTCCTTCTTATCGCTGTCGCCTTTAAATACACTTGCTTTGGCTTGCAGCTCTTTACGTTCTGCATACCAACGCTCAAGTAATCCAGGAACGACACCCTGCTTCTCAAACGTGAAGATAGTTGCATTGCTTGTAATACACCAAGGCTTACCGTTTTGAAAGACAAGATCATAGATCTCAGCGCCGCTCGCAGTATAGCTCTTTCCATCCTCAAAGTCAATAATTAAATCTACTTCGCGATCTCTTGCCATAACAAGTTCGTATTCCTGACAAGCAAATTTGCCTTCCCAGTGCCTCGCAATTGGATTTTCCTTAAAGCGTTTACGGAATGCCTCTATCTCTACATTTGTAAGTGTTTGCCGTACTTGACCAATAATACACTCAGGGCTCATATTACAGGCACGAAGGATTGATGGATACAATGAGTTGAGGTCCATACTACCAATCCAATCGTGCATACCTTTGACGGGGTTCGCAACATATGCGCCTGCTGCCTTCTCATGCTCTTGCCCGCGAACTTTGTCTGGAACAATTAGTCCTAGTCCGTGCGCGTGGTTAACAATAGCTTGGTCGGTTTGTGCCACAGCGCCCATTGTATTGGGCAACAGCACACCATTAGCATGTGCAAGCACGTTGCTCAAGTCAATAAACTGTAACTTGTCGTCTAGCTTGCGCAGTAGATCCGTATCTTGTATATTGTACTCGATAAACTTCTTAAAGTCGTTGTTGTAGAGCTGGTCTAACGTACCTTCGTAATCTATTTTCTTATCGCCAAGTTCGTATTCAGAAATTGCGTCAAGCGAATAGCTGTGCATCTCGTGGTAAGTGTATTTGCGATACAATTGCAAATAGTCTAAGTGTACGCGACCTGTTAGATCGTATGTTTCTTGCTCCTTACCATATGCTTCGTACTTGCGCTTTTTAGGAAATTGATCCCACAAGCAAAGTTTACGAGTGTAGTCTTTGCCTAGCACTCGTGCAATACGGTTAGTGATGTAGGGAATGTCGAAGCCTTCGCTGTTCCAGCCACTAAGAATATCAGTGTCGTCAATCAGATCTAGGAAGGTTTGCAGCAACTCTTCTTCGCTATCCATTAAGATAACGTCATCAAATGTCCCTACAATCTCTTCTGCTTCTTCTTGGCTCATACCCTTAGGCTTGATAACGAGACAGATAGTCTTGTCTAGCCAGTTAAGGTGTACGCCAACTGCCGTAATCATATTAAACGGATCGTGTGGCGGAGCAAAACCCAGGTCCTTATTAAAGTCAACCTCAATATCGAAGAAGCCAATATTTAACTTAGGTACTGGTGCGTCTAGGTAGTAATCAGATATGCAACGGAAGACAGTGTTCATGTCACTCTCAAACAAACGTTTGCCGAAGAACGACTTTTTCTCTTTGTTAAATGCTTTCCCGCTGGTAGTGCTGTATCGCCCAAGACTGTCACCATAAATGCTAGTGTACTGTCCTTTCGGATCAGGGTAGTAAAAAACGTAACGAGCAGGGTATTGCGTGTGTACACGCTTACCATTCTCGTCACGTTCTACTACATAGATTGTATCGCGTTCGCGATCATGTAATGCATCAACGTAAATGTTATTTTCTCCTGATTATCATATCTTTACGGCCTTCTAATTTGGCCATAACGTAGTCTTCAGCTTCATCCGCAGTAAGTTCTGAAAGTTCGCTAGTGTAGACCATATACTGTTTACCGTAAATAGTCGATTGTAAATTTAGTTCTGAAACAATCCAACCGTCTTCTAGCGCCAGTTTGGTTACTATTTTTACATATATCGATCCCAACAGGACATGCGTTAGAGCAACAATATCACCTTTTTCAAATGACATTAGTTACAACTATATTAGAAGTCGCGACCAACAGCAACAAGAATGTCTTCCAGGTCGCTTAGGGCTTCGCGCTTGTTTTCAAGGTCAGCTTTATATGCAGTGCGGATAGCCTTGTTTAGCACGGCAGGCTTGATATCCATTTCTTCGGAGATCGCCTTAACAGTATCAGTCAGTGCTTCTTTCAATGTATCGACTTCTGTACAGACTTGAATGCCTTCAGTAATCAATTCTTTGAGTTTGTTAACTTCGGTAGTAGAAAATGGTCTAGTCATTTTTATTCCTTTAAATGTGGGTAAGGGCAGTTGTAACACTGCCCTACTAAGATAACAACTTTTCTATAAGTTGTCAATGAGTTATTTCATCCAGGAAACTTTACCACGTTACCACGGTTTTCCGCTTCCCAACAAAAAACACTGTCAGTTGAAAGGGTCACGTTAGTTCCTGCTTCGTCATCAACAAGGATGATCTCTTCTGCGTCATGATCATCAATTGCATATTTGACAGCAACACGTATGCCAGGGCGTAGATATTGCTGGAGGGTTTGCCCTAGCATACGGTATTCGTTTGTTGCGCACATTTCACACATTATGCTGCAAACCGTGCTTCACGAGCTGCAATACGTGCATCACGCTTGGCAACTAGATCCTGGTCAATGACCAACTTCCAGCGCCCTTCAACTTTTTTGACAGTGCCAACAGTGTTGTTGTCCCAAAACTGATCATCCATCGTTGCCTGGCCGTTATAAACTGCAACACATGCTTCGCCATATTTACGCAACTCTGCGCCATCGTTGCACATTGCAACATACGACGGGCACCAGCCTGGACCAGCAAGTTTATCAGCAGCTTTACCACTACGGGTAAGGAACGCATCCCACCGCCCGGTGTTTTCGGTAAAAATGCCAGGTGCTTTGCCCCAGAAGTTTGTGTACAAAATGTCATCTTCGCCTGCCCGTAGGTGACGAACGCTAATTCCGCGGTAATAAATTCCCATGTCTTATCTCCTTTGCTTACTCATACACTATAGCAAAGTGTCTTGGTGATGTCAAGCCCTTTTTAGTGCGTTCTTTGCAATATATTAGCAATGTCTTCCAAAGCCTCTTTCAGCTTGGCGTTCTCAATAAGGCTGGCAAGATACTTAGCCTCAAGTGCGTCCGTCATTCGTCATTCTCATCTATTACTTTGTGGACAAAACGCATGTAGGCGTCAGGGCAGTTATTGAGATAATCAATAGCTAAAGTCTCTATGTTCTCCCGCAGCCTACTATTATCAGCCTCAAGCTCTTTGATACGTT